AACGCCGCCGACGCCTCGGTCACGAACACCCGCACACCCACCGATGGCACGGTGACGACCGCGAAGTTCGCGGCGTCGGCATTGGTCACGGCGGCTGAGGGGTTGGCGTCCAGCGACAACGACACCTCGGTGCCGACGACCGCTGCTGTCATCGACGCCATCGCAGCCGTCGGTGCTGGCGGCGGCCTCACCCTGAATCCCACCGCCGACAAAACCACCAACTACACCGCGGCCGCCAACGACTACGTCATCGTCAACGCCACCGGAACAGTGGTGGTCACCGCCCCCGCAGCCCCCGGCGATGGCGACCCGGTCGCGGTGTACATTCGTGCGGGTTCCTCGAACGTCAGCTTCACCGCCAACTCGGGGCAGGAACTTTTCTACAACGGCAGCGCCGTCACCACCTTCGCCCTGCAGGCCAGCGGCGCAGCGACCGTGGGGCTGTCGCTGTGGAAGTACGAGACGACCGGCGCGTACTGGTACCTCGTCAACTACACCGTCCTGCCCTCCTCTAACGACATCGTGGACTCGGGGGTCGCGGGCCGGCTCGTCATCCAGGCTGAGGATGAAGCGGAGTTGGCGGCCCTCGTCGGCCTTGAGGTGGGTGTCGACGTGCAGGCGTTCGACGCTGACCTGGCGGCGTTCGCGGCACTGTCCCCGTCGAACGACGACATTGTGCAACGCAAGTCGGGTGCGTGGACGAACCGCACCATGGCGCAGCTGAAGTCAGACCTGGCGCTGAATAACGTCACCAACAACGCGCAGTATTACTCGGGGGGCACTGATGTTCCGGTCACTGACGGCGGCACCGGCCGCTCGACGAGCACCACGGCCTACGGTGTCCTCGCGGCGGGTACCACGGCCACAGGAGCGCACCAGACGATCTCCCCGGGCACCTCGGGTCACTTCCTCAAGTCGGCGGGCGGCTCGGCTCTGGCCGCGTTCGCGGCGATCACCCAGGGTGACGTCGCCAGCCTGACATCCGACCTCGCGGCGAAGGCCCCGCTAGCGTCCCCGACGTTCACCGGAACCCCGACAGGAATCACGGCCACCCATGTCGGTCTCGGTAATGTCGACAACACCAGCGATGCCGCCAAGCCTGTGTCGACGGCCCAGCAGACGGCTCTGGACCTGAAGGCTCCGTTGGCCAGCCCTACATTCACGGGCACGGTCTCTGGCGTGACCAAGAGCCACGTCGGCTTGGGTAACGTCGATAACACTGCTGACTCGGCAAAGCCCGTCTCGACAGCACAGCAGACTGCTCTTGACCTCAAGCTCAACGCCAACGACGCCTCGGTCACCAACACCCGTACCCCTACCGACGGCACCGTCACCACCGCGAAGTTCGCAGGATCGGCCCTGGTCACCGCCGCTGAGGGGCTGGCCTCCAGCGACAACGACACCTCGGTGCCGACCACTGCTGCTGTCATCGCGCAAGTCGACTCTGTCACCGTTGACCGCTTCGTCTTCGACGGCACCGGCATAGTTTTCGGCCCTGACGGCCCCACCACTGCGCTATCAGGGCACACGATCACCTGGAGCGGCGGCGGCTATTCCACCGACAACGGCAACGGTGAGCACGGGTTCTTCGCTATTCCTAGTGAAGCCGAGCCTGCGCTTTATATGGAGTCGGCGCTGGACAATGACATTCACGCATTGGGGTGCGGGTTCTTCTTCTCGACTTACGGGACAGACACCCTCAACTCGTCCATCTGTCTTGCCGCGACCAATGCAACGCCTGTCGCTCTCGGTGACACTTCCTACAGGATGTCGGCGCATGTTTACACCACTAGGGAAGCCCTGACGGTTACGCTCTGGGACGCTTCCGGCGCAGGTCAGATCATCTTGGTGGGGTACACCTACGACGTCCCGCTAGAGTTGGAGAAGCGTTACGAGTTCGGGTGGGTCATCGAAGACGACTCGCTGATTCTGCTCCTGCCGGACGGTCAGATCAGGCACGTCACCGACTCAAGGATCAGTGCGTGGCTGGCACCGAACTTCTTCGCAGAGTCTTTCTCACCGAACACTACGGACTCGCTGGCCTTCGTCACCGACGTGTGGGCTTCGACTGCCGCCGAGCGTCTGGTCTACCCGCGCCTTCCGGCTGCTGCCGGGGGCGGCGGCGGTACGGTTGGCGATGAACTTCTGTGGGTTACTCGGGGCCAGGGCCGTAAAATCCCGGCACGGCGAACAGAGTTCCGAACGAAGGCGAACACCTCCAGCCCCGCAGTTGTCGAGGACACGGGACAGACAGTCGTCTACTCTCACACGCCTTCTGACGCGGCGCTGAAGATCGCCGACGGCAGGCTGACGTTCACCCCCACCACAGTGGGCGCTGGCTACCGCTACTTCGACGCAGGCGCTGCCCTGACAAGGTTGGGTGCCCGGTTTGTGTTCAACGGGTCCGGGAAAACCACCGTGGGTGGTTCGGTGACGTTCGCCATGATGAACCAGTCGGTGGCCTCCATGAACACCGCCCTGCGGATCGGGGTACACGTGTCCATCGCCCCCATCGGGTGGGAAGTCACAAAACTGTCCAACGCGACGGGTTCCATCGTGTCCACCACGCTCGCGGCGGGGCAGTTCCCAGCAATGCTGGCCGTCGACAACATCACCGAATACGAAGCCGACATCTATCATCAGGCTGGGTCTACCAGTGCGACGGTGAAACTCCCTCTGGGGCTGGCGGTTACCGTCACCGATTCCGACCTGGCGACGTGGGCCGGCAATCACGGGTTCATCGAGTGCTTCACCGGACTTGCCACCGACATCCTCCCCGCGTTCACCGAGACCTGGTCCGACACCGGCACGCAAATCATTCCGTCATCGGACCCTGCCACTGAAAACCTCAACGCTCGGGGCGAGGTCGCTTACGCTCAGATCGTCACCAGCCCAACTTTGGCGACAGCCTCCGGTTCCGGTGCCGCCGTGTCGGGCCTGTCGGTCACTGTTCCGTTCCGGGGCCGCCCGGTGATGCTGGAAGCAAACTTGGGGTTTCTAAAGAACTCCTCGGGGGCAGGGGTGGCGCTTCAGATCGTCAACTCTTCCGGGGCGGTCCTGCAGCAGGCCGACGTGATCATGGTGGCAGGCCCGCTGGACTATGTGCAGGCACCGCTGCTCAAGTACCGAATCCCTGCCGGCACATCGCAAGACACCTACACGGTGCGCGCGTATGGCCCGTCCGGTTCGCAGATGAACATGCAGGGCACGCCCGCCTACATTCACGCGGTCGCATTGTGAGGCTGTACCGCTCTTTGCTTCCTCCTCACCTGGCTAGGGTGACCTGATGTCGGTGGCGACGGCGGGCCGGGCGAAACCATCATCGAGTTCCGGTAGGAGCTGACGTGACCACAGTGATCTCCATCCCCGGCTACAACTTTTTCGGGCCGGGCGGCTACGACACCGAGAATTTTGGTGGCGCGATCTACGACGCCCCCAACACGTACATCCCGGGGACTTGGAAGAACAACCAGCTGTCAGAGTCCTCAGCGAACGACGACATGAACACCCTCAACGGGTACATGCACACCTATCTGCCGTCGCCGGGTGAACGGCTCGTCATCACCGGCCACAGCCGCGGCGCGCAGATCATCTACAAATGGCTGCGCGAGCTAGCACCCACCACCGACCTCGACGTCGACGATTATCTGCTGGTGTGCGCCGGGTCGCCGGAACGGTATCTGACGGGCCGGTCCTACATTCGGACGGCGTCGTACCCGCCTATCTATCCAGGCCCCAACGAGGGCGGCTTCGGTGTGGGCTGGGGCCTGCCCGCCGACGTGTCCGGTTTCCGGACACTCGATATCACCATGCAGTACGACGAGTGGGCCGACTACCCCACCGACTGGGAGCGGACCGCGACCGCCGACGCCATCGGGAACAGCTACCACACCAAGTACGAGGACGCGCTACCGCTCGGCCTGGATGGTTGGCCCGTCGACTGGGATGACTGGACGTACTGGCAGGGCACCGGCGGCCAAGACACCGTCACCTACATGGTCAGCCCGCAGCCGTCGCTGGTCACCCCGCCGGTGAAGTCGGCGATGGCCCGCCTGCACGGCGGGAAGGCGGCGATGGCGCGGCGGCGGTCGACGCAGGCTTTGGATGCGAAGAACGCGACGAGGATCGACATCGAAACCGGCTACACCAACCGTGTGGTCCCGATTCTGGCTAGGGTGACCTGATGGTGCTGCAGAAGCCGATGGAAAACGGTTGGCCCGAATGCGATGTGTCGGACTGCGACCAGCTCACCATCCCCGGCACCCCACTGAAGTTGTGGATTCAACGCGGCCAGCCGCACGCGATCATGCAGGCGTTTTTCCGCGACGTCAACGAGTTCAACGAGCCCGCCAACAACGGCCGCGGCTACACCGATGAAGGTTCGTGGACAGAGAACAACAGCGTCTACACCAGCAACCACAAGGGTGCGACCGCCGTCGACTGGAACTGGTCAGACCACCCCGTGCAAATCAAGGACGCCGGATGGGACGGCTCGGTTCTCATCGCCGGGAGCCAGGTCCCGCAGATGCGGGAACTCCTCGCCTGGTACGAGGGCATGATTTTCTGGGGCAACGACTGGAAATCGTTCATCGATTCGATGCACTTCCAGATGGGCTACAACACGTACGGCAGCCAGAACGTGGCCCGCGTGCAGTCCTTCATCGACCGCAAGATCAGGGCCGACGGCTTCTCCACCTACCGGCGCGGCGGCGTTCCGCGCGGCGGCGGCTTCACCCCGGCGAACCCGATCCAGCCGACCAGCGGACTCACGGCGAAGGTGCTGTGGGACATCGCCGGGCGGCCTGAGCGGATGCCGCTGGCCCGGTACGAGGAGCTGCTGCCGATCTTCGTGCGGATGCTGCACGACATGGGCGCCAATACCATCGACCGCCGCGCCATGGTCATCGCGCAACTGTTCCACGAGTCGGGCGCCCTGTACTACAAGCGGGAAATCGCTGACGGCTCGGCGTATGAGGGCCGCTGCAAGGACCTCGGGAACTGCCAGGTCGGGGACGGGAAACGGTTCCGTGGGCGGGGCTGGATTCAGCTCACCGGCCGGGCGCACGCCGCAGGTTTCTCGGGCTGGATGTTCCGTCGCGGGAAAGCACCCACGGCCACCCATTTCTTGGACAACCCGGCGCTGATGGAGACCGACGAGAACGCGGCGCAGGTCGCCGTCTACTACTGGACGCAGTCCCGGCCGCAACTCAACAGTCTCGCGGATGCCCGCAACCTGGAGGGTGCGACGCGCGCCGTGAACGGCGGCCTCAACGGGTTGGCTGACCGCCGCAAATACTATGACCGCGCGTTGGCGGCGAACGCGAACCTGCTGGATGCTGAACCCCTCGACGAGCTGGAGGCACTACTGATGGCGAACGATCCGCGACCCTCCCAGTCGCATTACCGCAAGGACAACAAGCCGGTCCTCACCCCCATGGACGCGCTGTACCAGGCCAACGCCATGAAGCATGAAGAAATGGTGGAGGCGGCAGCTTTGCGCGGCGAGGTGTGGGCGGTGCGTGACCTCGCCTACCTGGCGGGTGGGCAGGGCCCCGGCGCTCAGGACCCTGACGGCCCGTTCTGGGTGGCGCGCGCCGCTGGGCTGCTGAACGCCATCAACGCGTCGAACCCCGCAGTCATCCTTGCAGCTACCGGAAAGGCACAACCATGAGCGCGAAGACCCGCGAGATCGTCTACTACCTCGGCACCATCCTGATCGGCGGTATCGGTATCGCCATCACGGTGGGCGCGCTGACCTCCGACCAGGGCGCGAGCCTCGGGCAGGCCATCACCGGGATTCTCACCCTGCTGGGTGCGGGTGCCCCGGCGTTGGCGGCGAAGAAGACGGGGGAGCAGCGCAACGACGGCACGTTCGAATCGTCGCCGGTGCTGGATGCGTTCGAGGCGGTCGCCGCGATCAAAGTTCAGGTCGA